AAAAATAAATGATACGGTAGATGTTTTAGAGTTAGCCGACATCCATGAAAATATGACTATGGCTCAAAGCTATCTCCCAGATAACTCAGGAGTTGGCCTACCCCCAATACGTAAGAATAAACAAGCTGTAGATGAAGCACTTAAAGTTCTTATTGCCAAAGCAGCACAATCAGGTGTAGACAAAATTGTCATACCTCCAGCAAGTCGTATTGCTTTAGCTAGGGGTAGAGAGCTTAAGAAAGAAAAAGGTGATAGGTTTTATAGAACTTATGTAACTGACTTAAACAAATCCTTAAAGGAGCTTGAAGAAAACTACCCTGTTGTAATACACAGGGATGTTGATATGCCTTATTACAGCAGGGGAGAAGCAAGTACTGATGAAGTAACTGAACCCTTAGGTAATGAACTTCTACCTCCTAGTCAAAGGAAAAAAACAGTTGATGTAAGTGACAAAGGTACAATTATAGATATCTCAGAACTAGTTAATAGATTTAAAGTAGAACAACCAAGACAGTTTGCCCAAGGAGGCGTAGCAATGAATAAACAAATGGAAATGGCTTTTATACAACAGGGTGGATTGCAGGATGACGGGGTGAATCAAGATCCTGTATCTGGTAATGAAGTACCCTCTGGGTCGATGGCTTCAGAAGTACGAGATGATATTCCTGCCCAGTTGTCTGAAGGTGAATATGTTGTACCTGCTGATGTTGTTCGTTACTTTGGGGTAAAACACTTTGAAGATCTTAGGAATAAAGCTAAAGGTGGTTTAAATAAAATGGAAGCTGATGGTCGTATTGGTGGAGAACCAGTACCTGTTGGTGGACCCAAGGCAGATTTAAGACCAGATGAATTACAAGAGATTCAAAATATGTTTAAGGGTGGTATGGTAGCTGGAGCTGCAGAAGGGGCAGACTTTAGTTTTTATAACCCTGAAGGGTCAACTACAGAAGAAGCTATAACTACTCCCACAAGATATACTGGAGAGTTTAGTTTTGAACAACCTGGAACTGGAAGTCCGCCACCAGTAGTAGGAGAACCTGTACAGCCAGAAAACAATATTGTAACTTTGTATGGGCCGAATGGAGAAGTCTTATCTTTAATGTTGCCTAGAGACCAAGCTATGTATGACCAACTTATTGCTCAAGGTTACACTCTTGAAGTACGGCAAAGTCAAAGCGAAAGTAAAGATAGTGATCCAGAAGTTACTACAACTGATCCAAATGCTTGGATGGATAAGTATGACTATACTAACTCAGGTGTACTAATGCAACAAAGTCTTGATGCCCTTGATCCTAAAGAAGGTTTTGCAGGTGTAGTAGGTAAAGTCTTTGGCGGAGGTATTTTTGGGCAGTTAAGTAGTGCTTCTAATGCTGCTCAGATTGCTGCAAACATAAGACTACTAAACTCTCAGGGCGTAAATACAACAGAGCTACAGACAAAACTTGATACCTACATAAAGACTAATAATATTGGTTGGATACCCGATTCTTGGATTGATGGAGACCAGCTTGAAGGTGATGTAAGAGATCAAATAGGTGGTGATTTATTTAAACATGGTGATAAAGCTTATACAGTACCTGAAACTAAAACAATTATGCAAGGGGCAGCAAAAGATACTGCAGGACAGTTTCTAAAAACAGTTGTTGATCCTGTTACGAAAGAAACCAAGACTGTAGGTACAGGAGGAAGTGAAGAGGGAAAACGTGTATATAAACCAGGGGGTATAGATGTAGCTCTTACTTCTCCACCAGATGAGGAAAAGAAAAAGAGTGAGCCTAGTTTTCATGAACAAATGGTGGCAAAATCTAGAGCAAAATCTGAAGCGTCTAGACAAGCAATGCAACGTGCTCAAGACAAAGGTGGGTCTTCTAAAAATGTTGCAGGTTTAAGAAAGAAGTATGAAGATGAAGGCGGCACTTGGGCTTCAGGAGGTAGAGCTAGAGGCGGCTTGATGAAAAAGAAAAAGAATAAAAAATAAAACTGGGTTAATACCCTATACTAGGAACGATAAGGCTACTCGGCTACGGCTGACCCCAACATAAAGGAGATAGGATATGCCTGAACTAACAGAAATGGAAACACCAAAGACTGCAGGATTTGTTGAACGTGGATCAAACTACATGAAGCGTAAACAAGAAATGAAAGATGAAGAAGAGGAGATCAAACGTCTTGAAGCTGAACAGCGAGGAGAATCTGAATCAGAAGAAGAAGAAGAAGAAACAACTGAAGAAGAAACTACCGAAGCTAAAGAGGCCGATACAAAAGATAAAGAAGAGACGTTATCTCCAGAAGAAAAGTCTTTCAAAAAACGCTATGGTGATCTAAGACGACATATGCAGCAGAAGGAAAAAGAGTGGGATGCTAAACTGGCAAACCTACAAAAAGCTTCTGAAAAAGCAGGTATCATACCACCTAAGTCTGATGAGGACATAGAAGAATGGGCTAAGGAGTATCCTGATGTAGCTGGAATTGTAGAAACTATTGCAGCTAAGAAAGCCCAAGAAATGTTTGAAAGGGCTAACACTCGGATTAAGGAACTTGATGAGGCTCAATCAGAAGCTAATCGAGTAAAGGCAGAAAATGAAATACGTAAAACTCATTCAGACTTTGACGAGCTACGAGATTCAGACGGATTTCATGATTGGGCTGATGAACAACCTAAGTGGGTTCGTGATGCTTTGTATGAAAACTCTGACGATCCAGCATCTGTGGTCCGTATAATTGATCTGTATAAATCAGACAAAGGTCTTACCACTAAGGATAAGAAAGCTAAAACAAAAGAAGCAGCTAAGACAGTTACTAAACGTAGTAAAACGGAAGTAGATGTGGCTGATGCTAACGACATGATTCGGGAATCAGATGTTGCAAAAATGTCTGACAAAGAGTTTGAAGAACGCTCAGATGATATTAATACGGCAATGCGTACTGGAAAATTCATCTATGACGTGTCTGGTTCTGCCAGATAGCTGTTGACAAATAAAAATTCAACAGTATAACTAGGGGCATAGAACAAAAGCCTCATTTTGACTACCTTTTGTTCTAACCCAAATTCCAATAAAGTCTAAACTAGAAGAACTACCTGTTCAAGTATAGGCCCATGTATACATAGGTTGGCCAACCTTAAGTACGTGCACCCTAGAAAAATAACAGCCTCTTATTGGTATTAGCTTTTAACAAAGCCAACTATCAGGAGGATTTATTATGGCTTTTACAACAGCAAGTGGACACGGTAACTTACCTAATGGTAACTTTAGTTCCGTAATCTACTCTAAAAAAGTACAGCTTGCATTCCGCAAGAGCACTGTATGTGGTGACATCACCAACTCAGATTATTTTGGCGAGATCTCTGCTCAAGGCGATACCGTTAAAATCATCAAAGAACCTGAAATTTCCGTAAGCTCATATGCCCGTGGTACTCAGGTTTCAGCACAAGATCTTGACGATGAAGATTTTTCATTGGTTGTAGACAAAGCTAACTACTTTGCCTTTAAGATTGATGATATCGAAGAAGCTCACTCACATGTGAACTTTATGGATCTTGCAACTAATCGTGCAGCTTATCGTTTGGCTGATCAGCATGACCAAGAAGTTCTTGGCTACCTGTCAGGTTTCAAACAGTCATCTTTGCACTCACAAGCAGACACAGCTAATGATGTTGTAAACGGTTCTAAAGCTGTTTCAACTGCTGGTTCAAATGAATTGCTTTCAAGCATGCAATTGAAAAAGTCTGACTTTGGCAACATTACAACAGCCTCTGCTGGAGATCACTCGATTCCATTAGCAGCTCGTTTGCCAGGTGCTACTGCACTTCCAACTGCTACAGCTTCACCAGCAATGGTTGTTGCTCGTATGGCTCGTCTCTTGGATCAACAACAAGTAGACAAAGCAGGTCGTTGGATTGTAGTTGATCCAGTATTCATGGAACTCCTTGCAGATGAAGACTCACGTTTCTTCAATGCAGACTTCGGTGAATCAGGTGGACTACGTAATGGTCTTGCAGTGAATAATTTCCACGGCTTCCGTGTTTATTCTTCAAGCAATTTGCCAGCAATTGGTACAGGTTCAGGTACAACTGGTTCTGCAAACCAAAATGCTAACTATGGCATGATTGTTGCTGGACATGATTCTGCTGTTGCAACCGCAGAGCAAATCAACAAGACTGAAACTTACCGTGATCCTGACAGCTTTGCTGACATTGTTCGTGGTATGCACCTATATGGCCGCAAGATTCTTCGCCCAGAAGCTCTTGTTAACGCCAAGTATAACGCAGCGTAAGGAGGGTATATATTATGGCACTAGGTGATAACACACTCCAAGCGGCACGGGGAAACCAAAACCCCGGTCGTAATCCGTACATGGTCCAAACTGTATTGAATTGGGCTACAGCTTTGTCAGACAAAGGTTCTGCTCTTGCAGCTTCCGATGTTGTTCCTGTCATTGCTGTACCTAAAGGTACTATGGTCATGAACGCAGGTATCGAAGTTGACACTGCATCTGATGGTTCTACATTTACTGTAGACTTGGGTATGGTTGATGCTGATGCCTTTGTTGATGGTTTTGATGCTACATCTGCAGCAGCAGTAGTCGCACAGAACCCTGCAGCATATCAGCCCGTAATGGCAGTTGCTAATGACAACATTGATGTAACAATTGCTACCCTTTCAGGTGGTGCTGTTTCATCAGGTAAGTTCCGTGTATGGGCTGTTCTTATGGACTGTTCTGACATGGGTAATGACGGTGCTGCTAACGAAGTAGCTCGTGATTATCTTGCTTAATTAAAACAAACTAAAGAGGCTGCTTTAGGGTGGCCTCTTTATTGCTAAATGGAGATAAAAAAATGGCAATCACAACAGCAATGTGTACAAGTTTTAAGTCTGAGCTACTTGGTGGTACACACGACTTAGACACACACACAATTAAACTGGCTCTAATCAAGAGTGGTATGGCTGGAACATATGGGGCAGCTACAACAAACTACTCAAATGTTACAGGTAACTCTGATGAGGCTACAGGTACTAACTATACTGCAGGGGGTCAAAATCTTGACAGTGCTGCTATTACTGTATCAGGGACTACAGCCCTAGTAGACTTTGCAGACGAGGTATTT